CCACCCATGCCGGATTGAATTCTGAGTACGTTGTAGTTCACAGCGAACATATGGAGAGATTCGGACGCCGTGGCGAGGTCCTTGACCTTAATAGCGACTTGCGCATTATCGATGCGCGAAAAATTGCACGTCCCGGTCGGCTGATGTGCAGTCGGTTCCAGGGCGAAGCTATACGCATACACACCCGGGTACGGCGTACCATCGAAGTGAACAAACGGTTGAACTTGGTTAAAGTACTTACCCGGTTGTTCCTTGAAGCGGTCTTGTCCGTTCAAAACAAGCTTGAACGTCTCAATCGGACCGACGGAGTCAGAGCCAGAAACCGCGCCATCTTCGACCCATCGCTTGGCGGAGCCACCGGTACCGGAAGCCCAGAGCATCGGGGCGCCGGTACCTTCGACGGTGGAAACAACGACGTTAGAGGTCGTTCGCGGGTTGGTCGTGAGCACGACATCCCCGGCCGCAGCGTTGGAGGAAAAGTTCCAACCGGTCGACGCACCGGAGTCCGCGCAGAAAATCAGCGATTTCACAGGGTGATTATAGCTGAGCCTGACTTGCTTCGTCGCGCCCGCCTTGATGGAATCAGTGCCGGTATGTTGCACTTGTTCGATAAGGTACTCATGGCCCTTTTGCGAAAAGCGTCTGCGTTCTTCCGTGTCGAGATACACGTAGTTGGCCCAGACCTTGAACGTAGAACCATCGGTGTAGTTGCCCCACTGATCAGTCAAGTCAAAATCGAGGCGAACTTCATGGTATTGCAACGCGATAAGCGGGAGAGCTAAGCCCGGATTTCGGTTGAAGAAGAAGATGAGCGGGAGGTAGATGGTGTTATCGACCGCAGAAGTCATCTTACCCCACTGGGCCTTCTTGTCGCTCGTCAAGTAGAGCTCAGCGTACAAACGCCAGAAACGGTTGTAAGTTTTGTCCACTCTTTGACCGCCAATAGACAGTTCGACGTCCTTAATGGCACGTTCGGCCGCCCAGATGGCGGAGTAACCGGCGGTCTTGGTATCAGTGTTGAGACCAGACGCGGCCTTCATTTCGACAAACATGTCCGCAACGAGATCACCATTACGCGCAATGGTGGTAGAAACGCGACCAGACGGCGCCGGGGAGCCGTTGACGGTTTGTTCGATCGTTTCCATGGCGAAGTTCGTGTGTCGCTTGTACACCGCCTGGAAGAAGGTAACTTTCGGGTTCCCCGTGAGGAACACATCTTGGGCTCCATAGGCCACGAGCTGCATAAGTCCGCCAGCCATTGTGTTGTAGTTGTTGTACCATACGCTGAGAAAAAAATTTCGGCTGGGTGACCCACATTCGACGCAACATCGCCTGGTAGAAGGTAAGTTCATAATTTTTCGGGAGGGACATGTGCAAAAATTCGAGGGCTTAAAGAGGATCGAACAAACTCAATTACAAAATGTCTATTGAAGAAGAGCCGCGCGGTGACGATAACGAGATCGAGGTCGAGGAAGGTGAGATTGTCCCGAGTGATTTCGACGACGACATCAGCGACGACGACATCAGTGAAGGCGACATTACCGACGACGACGATCTGCTCGAAGATGAGTTCGACGACGACGAGCTCGCTGATTTCGAGGATGCCTCCGACGACGCCCTGGAATTGATGGAACGGGTCCTGACCACTGAGTCCGGTGACACGGTCGCGTCGGCGCTCGTCGACATCGCTTCCCAGTTGGAAACCCAGAACAGGATCCTCATCAAGATTTTCGCAGCCCTGCAAAACTAGCGTCGCGCGGGTCAGCGAAAAATCTATTTAAACAATATCGGCGTGGTGTCATCAAGAGGGCTGATGACGACGTTCATCGACCAGCACCCATCCTATGACGAGGCTGAAATTCTCAATATTGAGAACACGATTCAGACTCTTGATAAAGAAAGCTTGGTTTTTGCTATCTGTCATTACGAGAAAGTGTGGGGGCTCGAGGAGTCGTGCGCGAACTCACTCGACGCCTCGCGTATCGGTTTCAAACACGGCCAATTCTTTGACGCCGGAGAGATAAACAAAACGACGGGGTTTCCTGACAGAATATGCATGCGAGATGTCGAGGATAAGGCGAACCGTTTGTTCCTGAAGCTGAAGCAATTCGGTGCGCGCTTGAACATGGTGTTCAACCCATACGACGGCACGCAATTGTCCAAGCTACACACGGATGACATGCCCGCACTCTCACTCGGGGAACGAATCAACCGCCTGATAAAACAAGTGGCCGACGCGTTCACCTACGTCCGCATACACTCGGCCATCGCCAATAGGATAAACGAGCCCCGCGCGGCACCCGAGAGATACGATGCCGATCCTGAATATTTTTCAGCGACTCCGATCACGTCCAAGCAATTGGACGACATGTCTCCGTTTCAGAGAGCCGTGTGTGCGTGTTTGAACGAAGCTGCGCTCAGGGGAATGCGCCGCTACAAAGGGCAGTGTTGTATACAGATCATGGCTGGTGAGCGATTTACGCGCGCGTGGGAGCCTGTCTATACGATTAAAGAATTTGTGTACATGCTCGCTCAGAAGGAAATCTTTTTTGAGCGATGGAAGGATTTAACGTCGAAGGGAAGCACGTTCAACGAGGTCATTCGCCATTTGGAGGTGTGTAACGACCATCAGTTCCCAGCAATCATCAAGAATCGCCACTGCTTTTCATTCAAAAATGGCATGTTCTGTGCGCGTGTGTGGAGCGAGGAATTGCAGGCGTACACCTCTCAATTTTACCCGTACGAATCGCGGGAGTTCCAAACGCTCGATCCCACGATCACCGCGTGCAAGTATTTCGACCAAGAGTTTACGTCGCACGACGCGTGTAGAGATTGGTACGATATCCCGACACCATATTTTCAGAGCGTGCTGGACTACCAGAAATTCGAAGAAGACGTCTGTCGATGGACGTACTGTATGGTTGGGCGTCTGTGTTTCGAGGTTGGCGACTTGGATGGATGGCAAATCATTCCGTTTATGAAGGGCATCGCTCGTTCGGGGAAAAGTACAATCATCACCAAGGTGTGCAAGAAATTCTACGAGGCAGAGGACGTGCGAACCCTCTCGAATAACATCGAAACAAAGTTTGGTTTGTCGAGCATCTACGACGGCCTCATGTTTATCGCACCAGAAATCAAAGGCGACATCAAACTTGAGCAGGCAGAGTTCCAATCGATCGTGTCTGGAGAGGACGTTTCACTCGCAGTGAAGCACGAGAAGGCGAAGAGCATGGTTTGGACAGTGCCTGGCATCCTCGCTGGAAACCAGATTCCTAATTGGAGCGACAACGCGGGCTCCATTCTCAGACGTATTTTGCCTTGGAATTTCAGTAGACAGGTCAAAGAAGCCGATCCACACTTGGACCGTAAATTAGACGCCGAGATACCAATCATTCTCGAAAAGTGCATTCGCGCGTACCTGGACTACGCGGGGCAGTACAGCGATAAGGATATTTGGAATGTTGTTCCAAAGTATTTCAAGAAGATTCAAGACGATATGGCGAAGAATGTGTCGACACTCATTCATTTTTTGGAAGCGCCAGAGGTTCGATACGGCGCCGATTTATGCATCCCCCAAAAGGAGTTTGTATCCATGTTTCAGCAGCACTGCGCGCTCAACAATCTCGGGAAACCGCGCTTCAATGCGGATTTCTATGCTGGGCCATTTTCGACGAGGGACATCGTGGTCGAAATGGGTGTCACTCGTATGTGGGAAGGTCGCCAGTTCACGAATCAGCCTTTTATTATGGGGTTGACTGTCGATAGAATAGACTTGGAATAAATTTGTAAACCTATTATAAGCATGAGCAAAGGTTCTGTTGCTGATTTCCTTCGTAGATCAAACGTGACAGTCGTTCGGTCGAATAGCCCGGGGGTGAAGACCGTGCTCCCGCGTCCACCACCAGTCACTGTGCGCCGTCCGCCGCCAGTGGTGAAGACCATTGCGCGTCGCCCACCGGTGGTGAAGACCGTCATTGCGCGTCGCCCGCCGGTGGTTGTCACTCGAAGAAAGAACGTCGTCACTCGACGACGACGTCTCCCGAACCTCACAAGGAACTCGCGAGGACAGTTACTCTTAAACGGTGTTCGTTGTACGCCGCGAAACATTAGAAAACGTGAATTAGTTCGGTGCGCCAGAGGGTTGGGGTGTAGACCGCGCAGAGCGACGACGAAGGCTCGTCTGTGTCGCCTCATTTCGAAGCACGCCCGCCTCCCACGAATCACGCTGAAACAGATAAAAAAGGACATCCTTCAACAGCGAAAACGTCGTATTTCTGCGAAACGCCTCGACGAGGACGCGAGAGTGGTGCGCTCGGTGCTATTTTCGCTCGGAAGACCGACACGAGCGACGCAGAGACGAGTCGCGCGAGTGGTTTCAAATGCGTAGTGCGCTCCGGGACCGTCTAAAAGAGCGACGCCTGGAGTGTAAGGGCATGGATTTAAGCGTATACCGGGGTAATTTCATGGGGGAGATGGAGACGAGTCTCGCCGATGCCCTCATATACGCGATCTGCGCGTACATAGAAGCAGGGAGAGACGATGAAGGTCAAGTGTCAAAGCTCGAACGCGAATTCTACTGCGACGCGTCTTTCATGAGCTACTCAGACGACGAAGAGGCGAGAGAACATTTCAGCAAACAACGTGGGATCGATGATCACGGTCTCATCTTGTTTGTTTATGACAATTACAAAGAAATAGAGCCGCGCTTGGGACAATTTCGCCAAGCTATCGCTCTTTGTGCGCGCACTTTGGAATATCACTCCAGCTTTTATTAGGCTCGGCCACGCGTTTCAAAATATCCGTATGACACGCCCAACTGTACTCGGGGAAAGCCTCTTTGATTTTGTTCGACACGATGAGCGCCTGTCCTAAATGTGACACGCCCGTGCGATGCGTGTGACACTCGATTTCTCGAAGGAGCTTTTCGAGCGCAATGTACTGACGAATGCGGGCCACGGGAATACCATCGCGACTCATGCGTTCACTCATTTCAGTGGGCGTCCGAAGCGTTCGGTCGTACGTAATGAGTAGTACGAGCGCGAGCGCGATCAAGGCGTACCGCATTATTTGGTATACGCGCAGAAATTATTATTTGGTACACGGCAAATCAGCATCCACGTCGTTTTCCATCATCGGGCACAGTGGTGATGGCGGCGATGGTGGAGACGGTGGCATCGGTGACGGCGATGGTGGGGGCGGTAATGGCGGTGGTTGTGATGGCCGTGACGGCGGTGATGGCGGCGGAGACTGCACAGGTGGCGGTGGAGACTGCATCGGTGGTGGCGGCGATGGCGGTTGTGATGGCGGCGGTGGTGGGGGTGGTGGGCACGGTCTTCGACGCACGCATCTCGTCGCCGTGACTTGTTTTTCAACTTGCACGATATCACAAGATTCACCGGTCCAACCGTGTGTGCATACACACTCCCAATTTTCGCCATCATAAAACAGTCCTCTGCTACTGTCCGGCATGCACCTCGGCGGCGGTGTCGTGGTGCGCTTCGTATATAAATATATAGTAGAGCTTACGGAGCCCAGCGCCAATATAATAGCTACCATAGTCCATATCAAGTGACATGGGGATGGTTGATGATGACGCAGCATTTTTTCTGCGGCGTGAAATGAGGGGGTTTCACACACACGCCACAATGAAGCACGCCGTCCCGGGCCATCTCACCCAAGTCGACGCGTGCCCATGCGAATGCCCAAACGATTACGTTTACACGCACGGACGTCCGCGTTGGGAATTTGTCGACTGGCAGCGCGCGCACGGATGGCAATTGCGTCTTTTTCGGTGTACCGCGCGCCGAAACTGTCACTCCTACCGCGTCATCGCTACTCGAGGCGACGATTGCGATGAGATAGTCATGTATGGGATACCAACGAGACTGCCAAATAGACACGCACCGTATTAGCCGCGGTACGGATACTTGCGCACCCAAAGGTTAGCTATGATCTTAGTCCCGCGCGTTACGGGATCGCCCCCGTGGAGTCCGTATCGCGAGATTTGGTTGTAATTGTTTAAGCACGCGAACTGTAAAACATCGCCGGCATCGAGTTTGAATCCTTTTCCCAAATTAGGAAACTTTGTCTCACCCCCGTCGTAATCGTCGGTCAGCGCGATGATAAAAGTCACCAAACGCTTATTCGCCTCACGGAACGCATCCTGGTGCGGTTTATAGAAACCACCGGGCGTGTATTTCACAACCTGTAACTTTTCACAGTTCACGAACGGTCGATCCGTGTATTTTAGGAGTCGGCGAGCGACTCGCCCGACGATTGGATCCGCGAGATCGAGCCATGCCGTTTGTGATTCGCGCACAGTCTTGTCCACTTTACGAGACATGGCGACGGTCGATGTTTTGAACGCTTTGTTCGCCTCGGCGATGATGTGTCTTCTTTCGTCATCATTGAGCATGCGTTTCAGCACTCTCGGAGACTTGTACCTAGGCCATAAAACAAAGATGAGCGCGACGAGCGCGGCGATGAGAATTACGCGCCTGACGTCCATTACAAATACTATACATTATTATTCTGCTCTTCTCGTACGAATACGCGCTCGACCAAACCGGGGGTACAGCATCCATACCTCTTCCATATCGTTCTGATCACGGAATTCGCATAATCAACAACGGCATTGATCTCACCGATTTGACGCTCAATCTCTCCAGGGTTGATGATATATTGGCGCAGGATATCACCAGTCGCGTGAATGACGAGCTCCCATAACTGAAACAGTTCGTTATTCTTCTCATGGCGTTTATCAATCTTTTGGATCTCGCGTTTGAACTGCTTGAGAGTCGACATTTTGAGCATATACCGCAACCGCGCGTGTCTCGTTGAGTAATTTTCATTCTCGATCCAATCGTGCGAGCGCTGAATCATTTCGAGCTGTATCCGGTATATCAAAAGCCGGTCGTCCGCTTTTGCCTCCCTCAACTCACGAAACGACGGCACGCCGCCACACGGCACATCGCCGTGCTCTCTCCCCTTCAATTCACCACCCGCGCGGCGATACTCGATATAATGAGGGTTATGCACTCGTCCCTTCATGATGAGCCCCGTGCGGAAATTCCAAACGCAGTGGCACGACGTACACCACATCTGCGTGCATCCCTCAATCTTCGTGATGAAAATGCCACACTTGGGACACGGCTTTGAATCTTGTTTTAAAAGCTTCATCGTCGCCACTGTGTCTGGATTGCACACATGATCCACGGTTTTCTTCTCGTTGCAGTGTTTACAGAAATGAGTGTGACACATCGAGCAGTAATAATTCTCAGAGAGGTACCCGCGACAGTCCTCCTTTTCGTTCGGACACTTACGGACAAACTTGGGCGCATTTTCAGCGTCGAATGTATCGTCACCGAAACGACTCGCGATGTCATCGAGCGTTCGATATGACTCGCGCAATTCGAGCATTTTTTCGTGCAGTTCTGGGAAATTCGTCTGGATGTGATTCTCGCGCTCCGTGTAAGGAATCGCGTAAAGTCCCCTTGTTTCGTATTCGCCGTATATCTCCCGTCGTAAAGTGTCGATCCGTTGGCGCACGCGACGAAT